GAACGATTAACGCTGCCACCTGCCGCGCAAATCGTTCACCGCCAGGCCGTCAGCCGTAAGGGCGTGGTTAATGAAAATGCCGTTGTTCATTCCGTTGTACTGGGCGCGGAAGTGGGTGATTTTTCGTTTAACTGGATCGGCCTGATTAACAAGGCGAGCAATACGCTGGCCATGATTGTACATGCGCCGCTACAGCAGAAGCTGAAAACGAAAGATGGCCAGCAGGGCAATGTGCTCACCCGTTCGTTTTTGATGGAGTACAACGGGGCGCAGGTTGAAACCGGAATCAACACGCCAGCGGAAACCTGGCAGATTGACTTCACCGCCCGTATGGCCGGGATGGATGAACGCCAGCGACTGGAAAATATTGACCTTTACGGCGCGGCGGCTTTCATGGGGAATGGCTGGCTTGTCGCAAAAAGCGGCTCACAATACTTCGTGACAGCCGGGGCCGGTTATGTGCGCGGCTTGCGCGCACAGCTGGCCGCTAACCAGAACATTACGGTAACTACGAAGCCCGTAAAGGTCTGGCTGGATGTGGCATGGACGGGAACGCTGACGAGTGCCTGGGGCGTGGCCAGCAAAATCACCGTGGCGGCTTCACTGGCAGATTACGTTCAAAATGGTGTGCAGCACTATGTGTTTGCCGTGGCCAGTATCGATGCAAACGGCAATATTACCGATTTGCGCCCTAAAGGTACGCTTAACGAACAGGCCGCCAGTGATGCGCTGAAAAAGCATGAGCAGTCACGTAATCATCCGGATGCAACCACGGCGGCCAAAGGCTTTACGCAACTCAGCAGCGCCCTGGATAGCGTTTCAGAGACGCTTGCGGCCACACCGAAAGCGGTTAAGGCTGCAAATGACAATGCAAACGGGCGTGTACCGTCAGGTCGTAAAATTAATGGCCGCGCGCTAACTGGTGATATCAACGTTACCGCGCAGGATATTTTTAACGGCCAGACAGTGGGTATTGGTGATGCTGCTGATCTGAATACATTCACCACTCCGGGACTTTATTACCAGCCAGCCAATGCACAAGCCGCAACCGGGAATAATTACCCTGAGCCAAATGCTGGCTCGCTGGAAGTCTATAAGCACGCCGGAATAACTCAGATTTACAGGGTGTACAACAACTCCCGGCATTATATCCGCACGCTCTATGGCGGAGTGTGGACAGCCTGGTCATGGGTGTATGACACTACCCATAAGCCAACAGCAGGAGATGTAGGGGCGTTGCCGATAACTGGTGGAACGGTAACAGGTAATACGGTAGTAAATGGCACGCTTTCGGTGGGAAATGGAAGAAGGTTTGAAATTAGCTCCCAGAATTCTTCAACAGTTAACGGTTCACTGCTTTTATGGGGGAATGCTGACAGGCCGACAGTGTTAGAGTTTAAAGATGCCAGTGGGTATCATTTTTATTCACAGCGCAATAAAGATGGTTCTGTGAGCTTTAGCTTTAATGGTGTGGCTAATTTCAGTGGTGGAATTACTTCCAATGGTGAGGTTATTTCAAGAGCTGCTAATGGATTACGTATTGCTTATGGTAATTTCGGTACGTTCTGGCGTAATGATGGCTCAAGCCTATATTTGATGCTAACAAACTCAGGCGATCCACTGGGTAACTATAATAGTTTGCGTCCTTTTATGGTTAACCTCACGAATGGCGATATTACCATAAATAAACTGACGCTGGCGAATTACGCTAGTTTTGATGCGCGTTACTACACAAAGACGCAATCTGATAACGGGTATATGGCAAAGACTGGCGCTTATACCAAAGCAGAGAGTGACGGCCGTTTCCAGCCAAAGGGGAGTTATACCCCAGCAGGACAGGCATATACAAAAGCAGAGAGTGACGGACGTTTCCAGCCAAAGGGGAGTTATACGCCAGCTGGCCAGGCTTATACAAAAGCAGAGAGCAATGCGCGATATCTTCAGGATTTCCGCCTGGGAGCGCGAAGTTATCAATTAATGGCCAGGGGAAGAATGTATGAAGTTTCAGGTAACGTTATAACGGGACTTCAGATTGAAGGACAGGTTGATGGTGATGGCGATTATATTGTGATGCGTCCGTTGCAAAAACAGGTTAACGGAACATGGTATACGGTGGCTCAGTCATGAAAATATTCAAAAATTTTATTCCTTACTACCCGGAGTCGGATGAACTCCCGGAAAATGTTTTATTTTTAGTATCTGCTGACGGTATGGACTGGTATGAAGCGCAAAAGGAATTTAGTGATAACTCTCTCAAGATAATGTTTGATTCTGATGGGGTGATTTGTTGCGCCGAAATGGATGCATCACGACTCTGGCCGGTTAATTGTTCTGTGGCCGGGATTGAAAGCAAAAAAGTACCTGATGGTTTTGAAGTTGGTGCAGGTAAGTGGATATTTGATGGTGAAAAAATTACTGCGCGGGAATTGAGTCAGGCCGAAATTGAAACCAGAGCGCAAGCCGATAAATCGCGCCTTATGAATGCCGCTACCACTGCAATTTCCACCTTGCAGGACTCTGTAGATTTGGGTATGGCGACAGCCGAGGAAAATGCGCTTCTACCTGCATGGAAAATTTACCGCGTGCTGTTAAATCGGGTAGACGTTACCGCAGCGCCGGATATTGACTGGCCAGAGGTGCCTGGCAATGTGGCGTGAAGCACGTATAGCCTTCAGTGATTCAGTGGCCGCGCTGAATTGTTCCGTTATCCCGGTGCATCCCTGGGTGTACGGGGTTGGGCAGCAGACAGAAAACGGCGCTTATCTCAGCCCGGTAAATGCCGTCAATTACCTGGCTGACAAGCTGGCCGGAACAGGCGGGGCGGCTGATATTGTGATCATGATGGTTTCTGGACAGACGCATGACAGCTTTATGGCCAGCCTGAACAAGCTTGTGGATGTATTCCCCAGCCCGGCATTTACCCAGGTGCGGAGACTGGCGCAGTCCGCCGCACACCTGGCTGCGGAGAAGATGCAAATTCCGGCGAAATACAGTCAAAGTTTGCCAGCGGCGATCCCGCTTTCAGTACCGACAAGCCGCACTGCTCTGGCGGCCGCAGCGGTGAAAAAAGCCCAGCAGGAAGCCGCAGCCGTGGCGGATTTGACGGGTGTAAAAAAGCTGATGGGTGAGTTTACACAGCAGCGTGAAAGCCTGATTTCTGGCATAGCCAGCGGGTTGGCGCAATTACAGGGGAAAAGCGCCAGGGCATGGGTATTTACCGCCAGTGGCGATCTGCCCTCCACACTTCTGGAGCTGGTAAAAGGGATTCCGCTTCAGTCCTCCGTGTACACCGCCGCCATGATGCTGGTTGGCGACAATCTCGATGGCATAAAAGGAATGATCCATGACCTCGAACCCGACACTGGCGCTTAATGGCGAAGCTATTCTGCTGAAGAACATGCGCGTGACCGTTTCTCAGCAATTCCAGGACAAAGACCAGTCCGGCCAGACGAGTGCAACCACGAAATCCGAGCAGGGCATCAAAGGCAAGGAGCTGCGCGTTTCAGGCGAAATTCCGTATAAAAATCCGGAGATCCTGCGGCGTATCTTTGAGCTGGGCAGCGCTACGGATGCCAGCGGCCAGCGCCAGAAATACCGGGTTGCACATGAGGCAGCGCGAGCTGTGAATTTTCGTGAGGCGACGTTCACCGGAACCCTGGACGCGCCGCCGCAGGACGGGCGCATGTCCTGGCTTGTGACGTTCACTCTGACCGAACATATCAGCGTGCAGGAAAAACGTGAGGCCAGGGCAAGCGGCAAAACCAAAGCCGTGAAGCAAACGGCGGGAAGTGGCGGCGGCCAGAACGGTGGCCAGGCCGCTGGCGAGGATGAAGAAAAACTGACGTGGTTTGAACGTAAGGTGCTCAAGCCCGTGAATGATGCACTGGGATAAAAATGAAGCCGATTAAACGCCTGTACCTTTCAACGGATGAAATTCACCTGGCTGATGCCAGCCTGGTGCTGGAGCTGAACAGCTGCGGCCGCGGGTTTATTACTGCCGGGACGACGCAGGACTATACGGGGAAACTGGTGCGTCTTGATGTGGGTTACACCGATCTGGTGTTGCGCTGGTTTACCGGGTACGTGGAACGCTCACAACCTGCTGAAAACGGCTTTCAGCGTTTGTTTGTCCGCGAGCTGGTCGGCGTATTCGAACGCCTCTGGCCATGTTCCTTCCAGCACCCCACGCTGCGCGATGTGGCCAGCTGGCTGACAGAACAAAGCGGGTTGACCTTCAGCGTGCCGGATGCTGATTACTCAGACCGTCCGATCCCACATTTCACCCACAGTGGCACGGGATATCAGCTGCTGGATAATCTGGGACAGGCTTTTGGCATTACGGATTACGTCTGGTATCAGCTGCCGGACGGCGGGGTTTATACAGGTGGAGCGGAAAAAGCCCTGTTTGCTGATCGACCAATTGAGATCCCCCATGAATTTAATCAGGGGGCGGCAGGGGGGAACTCAATGACACTTCCCCTGGTGCA